CAGGGAAGCGGGGCGAAATGGTTGGTAGCTGCGGTGCGGAAGGCAGATTTGGGAGGCGTGCTCTGAGGTTAAGAGCCCTCGTGTACCCGGTTTGCAGGGTAAGCGCACCAATGCCACCAACTCCTAGTACAGTGAGGGTGAAGAGGAATCCGCCCAGGTTGAACGTGGGGGCGAAGCTCCGGATCATGTCGGCCTGTAGGGTCCACAATTGACCCCAAACCCGGGTGCCATGCGCAATGAGCTGCGTCTCGAGCGAAATGGTCTCGGACATAGCCAGCATGGCGGTTATGAGGGCTGCCTCAGCTTTCAGCCCCTCAGGCATATGCGTTCCGCGTTTGCCGTACAAATCAAGAGCGCGATTGTGAAGCTCTTTGTACGTAGTCGCATCCCTATTGCGCACGCCAGCGTAGGCAGACAAGGAACCGAGAATATGTCGAGAGAGAGGGACATATGACTCAGTCGTGCCGAACACAAAGGCGACACCGCGGAAGAGGAGGACGCGGTCGAGTTTGATCTTCTGAAACTCAATCGGAACAAGTCCTTTCTCTGTGGGGTACGCCATGGGCGGTAGGGACATCATGGGAAAATTGCGATCGGGAGCACTTAGAGCGAGTTTGTAAGTGGCGATTGCGTTTTCCATGTCGTGTCGGGCTGCAACTTGGATCTCGTAGATGTGGTGGTCACCAAAGAAATCCCGGCGCTTGGCAACGATCATGACGTCGTTGCGGCCAGGGATATACAGGTAGCCGCGCTCCACCCAATCAATGTGCCCGTGCTGATACGGCAATTCATTGACCACCTCAAAAACAACATCGGTGTTATTGGGTCGGTACCAGAATGCCTCACCACCAATGAGCGCGCCGCTGATGTCAGGAAAAGAGTGGACAACAGCGAACAGTTTCTTAGAGGTGGTGCGGGTGATGATGGTGTGGATTTGATGTGCATCGAGGTAATAAAGGGAGTGAATAGCGATGGCACTATGGAAAGGGCCATGCTCACATGCTTCTCCCATCTCTTCACACCAATTGATTGGGGCTCCAGCTTCGGTGCGGGGGTACGAGAATGCTCGTCCTGCATCACGAGGCGACAAAACCGGGCACGCAGACCAAACGTTGTCGCGATGATTTCGGTGATGTCGAGCAGGGCTGCCGCCGACATCCAAGATGCGGGCGTCACGAGGGATCTGGTTGCAAACCCAGCGCTCAGCAATCGCACGACCCAAAGCAATGAAACCATGGGTGTGGGGTGAGCGACTCACGAGAACTGGCTCGATGCGATAATGGCGGCGAATGAGGGCGGCCATCGCGTCGTCGAACTCGAAGGGAACGTCGTAAGGGGGCAGGCGACGTCGGTTGTCTTGAGCCGGTCGAGGGGTGGGCTCAGAAGCAACGGTTCGCGTGTCGTCTCCAGTCTGATTTCCTCTCTCAGAACCGGGGGGGGCTTCTCGCGGCGCAGATCGCGCGGCGGGGCGCCCGCCGTCTCGGCGGGCGTTGTCTCGCTGACGTGTATCATCGCGGCGGCGCCGGACCTCTGCAAGGGGAGGAAGTCTGGCACCACTCTGAGCACGCTCTAGGGCGGCATCAGAGACTTCGGTCGGTGACATTTCATTCTCCCAGTCATATGCCCTAGGGGGGGCACGTTGGGCAATTTCGTCATCCGTCCGAAAGCCCCCAGGAGCGAAGTATGCATCCTGGGAATCAGCGTCCCACTGATCAAAGTCAGGGGGGAATCTGTGGTTGCCTGGAAGGGATCGTGCAACCACGGGTTGGGAACCAG